GAATAGCAGCCTCTTTTGAGGCTGCTTCCGATTGCTGAATATGGAAGGGATGCTTTTATGGAAAAGTGGACAGAAAGAGAAATCGATCTAAGTGAGTATATGGGATATTATGTCACATGTACCGCATTGGAATTATTTTTTGCAGGGATGGATAAGAAAGACTTGCAAGAAATGATTGAAAGAAATCCCGCAGATAAAGAAGAAATCCTAAAATTACGTACAAGAGCTGGAGAATATTTTACTTCGCTTAATATAACGGTAAACAAAGCGGCACTTATTTTAATGAATATTGGAGAAAAGGCCTATGTGAAAGGGAATCGGGAACCGTGGGCCGTTTATGCACATCATCGGCTCAATAAAAGAGTAAAGTGGCCGATGATTATTACGGCAGTCGTGATACTGGCAATCATCTATTTCCTGTTTTTTAAATAAGCAGAGTAAGCGGAGTAGGAATTCCGCCTTAAGGAATATAGGATGCAAGAGGAACGTCCAAGTGACGGTCCTCTTATTTTTTTGTCTCTAACTCGATCATAACAAACCTTAGCCGGTATGGGAGCCATAGTAGCTTTTCATACCGGCTTTTTATATGCCAGAAAAAAATTTTAAAGTTTTTTGGAAACCGTCAGAAAATCCACTCTCCCAAGGCTAAAGAGTGGAAGGGGAAAACGATACTAACCCTCAGAAAGGAGGAAAAGCCATGAAGCAAAGAGTAAGCATCAGCGTTTCAGCGGCAAAGGGTAATGGACATATTGCTGCCGTGCGGTCTGTGTCCGTGCGGGAACGGATCCTACGGTTCCTGCTGGGCGGGAAAGAAAAAGTAACCATCATCGTACCAGGTGACTCTGTAGAGGAACTGGCAATCAGAGAACTTAACGAAGGAGGAAACTAAGGTGACGAAGGACAATCTTGAAAATCTGGCGAACGAAATGGCCAATTGCACAAAGACCTTGCTGCGGATTGTAGAAGCTCTGGAAAACGAGATGAACAATAGAACAGCAGAACCGGAAAAGGTGGTTCCGGAGCGGAAGGCCCTTTCCTTTGAAGAAGTCCGGAAAGCGGCGGCTGACAAGTCCCGCCAGGGATTCACGGCAGAAGTGAAAGCCCTCATCGAAAAATATGGGGCGGAAAAACTCTCCAGTGTAAAGCCGGAAGACTACGAAGCCTTCATGAAGGAATTGGAGGGGATCAGCCATGCCGGATAAGCAGCATGCGATTCTTTCCGCCTCGTCCAGCTACCGCTGGCTGGCCTGCCCGCCTTCCGCTTTGGAGTGTGCGAAGCGGCCGGACACCACAAACGACTTTGCCCGGGAGGGTACGGATGCCCATACTCTCTGCGAATACAAGGTGAAGAAAGCCCTGGGCAGGAAGGCACAGAACCCTACGGGGACCCTCGACTATTATAGCGAGGAAATGGCTGAATGCACGGACGACTATGCTCAATTCGTTATGGAGAGGCTTGCGGAAGCAAAGAAAGAGTGCAAGGATCCCATCGTCCTTGTAGAACAGCGGTTGGACTTCTCGAAATGGGTGCCGGACGGATTCGGTACAGGAGACTGTGTCATTGTGGCGGATGATACCCTGACCGTCATCGACTACAAGCACGGACTTGGTGTGGAAGTCAGCGCAGAGAAAAATCCCCAGATGATGTGTTATGCCCTGGGGGCCCTGGATCTTTTTGACGGGATTTACAATATCCAAAGAGTCTCCATGACCATCTTCCAGCCAAGGCGGGATAATGTCAGCACCTACGAAATGAGCAAGGCTGCTCTCATCGATTGGGCGGAGAAAGTCCTCAAACCCACGGCTGCTCTGGCGGCTAAAGGAGAAGGGGAGTACAAAGCCGGTGAGCACTGCCGGTTCTGTAAGATCAGGGCCACCTGCCGGAAACGGGCAGAGTATAACCTGGAACTTGCCAGGTACGACTTCGCCATGCCATCTACTCTCTGTGACGCAGAAGTGGAAGCAGTGCTGGAAAAGGCCGATGACCTCGTAGCCTGGGTGGGAGATATTAAGGAATATGCCTTGCAGCAGGCTCTTTCCGGCAAGGCATGGGCTGGCTGGAAACTGGTGGAAGGGCGCTCCAATCGCCGTTATGTAGATGACGATGCGGTAGCCGCCAAAGTGGAAGAAGCCGGATACTCTCCCTACGAAAAGAAACTCATGGGCATCACGGCCCTGACCCGCCTTCTGGGGAAACGGAGGTTTGATGAACTTCTGTCCGGCCTCATTGAAAAGCCCCAAGGCAAACCGGTCTTGGTACCGGAATCGGACAAACGCCCGGCTATGCATACCGCGGCAGAAGATTTTAGTAGTGAAAATTAAGGAGGAACGAACAATGAAACATTATGTAAACCCTTGCAAAGTCATTACCGGAGCAAATACCCGCTGGTCCTACGCCAACGTCTGGGAACCCAAATCCATCAACGGAGGAACCCCCAAGTACAGCGTGAGCCTCATCATCCCCAAGTCTGATACGAAGACCGTGGAAAAGGTGAAAGCGGCTATCCAAGCAGCCTATGAGGAAGGGCAGGGCAAGCTCAAAGGAAACGGCCGCATCGTGCCGAAGCTGGAAACCATCAAGAACCCGCTCCGTGACGGAGATCTGGAACGGCCTGGGGATGATACCTACAAGGACAGCTACTTCATTAATGCCAATTCTGCCACAAAGCCCGGCATCGTAGATTCTTCCTGCCAGCAGATTCTGGAACGGTCTGAAGTGTACAGCGGGGTCTATGGAAGAGCCTCCATCAACTTCTACGCCTTCAACTCCAACGGCAACAAGGGCATTGCCTGCGGCCTGAACAACCTGCAGAAGATTCGTGATGGGGAACCTCTGGGCGGAAAACCCCGGGCAGAAGACGACTTTGCTACGGCAGACGATGATGATTTCCTGGACTAAGGAGGAACAATAATGGAAAATGTTTTGAAATTGATTCTGGATTGTCTGTACTGTCTGGTTGCCCTGTGTGTTGGCGGCTTCTTTGTGGCCATGATCTACACGGATATCAAAAAGGACCAGCGGGATGAAATTGCGGCCCGGAATCGGGAAGAACGGGAAGCAGAATATCATCGCAAACAAATGGAATCCTTTCGGAAATAAGATGTGGTAAATGGTGGCGGCGGGGCCTTGTGCTTCGCCGCTTTTCTCGAGGTGAAACGTATGAAAACCATCAGTATCGATATTGAAACCTACAGCGATGTGAACCTGGCCAAGTGTGGGGTGTATAAGTACGCCGAGTCCCCGGATTTTGCTATCCTCCTGTTTGGCTATGCGGTGGATGGGGGAGAGGTACAAGTGGTCGATCTGGCCCGGGGGGAAACCATTCCGGAAGAGATTCTGGATGTGCTAACCGATGACTCCATCACTAAGTGGGCCTTCAATGCCAATTTCGAACGGGCGTGTCTGTCCCGGTATCTCACGGATCTGGGGAGGAGCCTGGATCCCTTCCATGACCGGCACTCGCTTTCTAAGGACTGTGCACGGTTCCTGAACCCGGCCGGCTGGAAGTGTTCCATGGTGTGGTCTGCCTATATGGGGCTGCCCCTTTCCCTGGAGGGAGTGGGAGCGGTGCTGAACCTGGACAACCAGAAAATGAAGGAAGGGCGGGACCTGATCCGTTACTTTTGCGTGCCCTGCAAGGAAACTAAGACCAACGGGGGCAGGACCCGGAACCTTCCAAGCCATGCCCCGGATAAATGGAATCTCTTCAAGAGCTACAACAAGCGGGATGTGGAAGTGGAAATGGCCATCCAGGAAAGGCTGCAAAAGTATCCTGTCCCAGACCAGGTGTGGGAGGAATACCATCAGGACCAGGAAATCAACGACCGGGGAATCGCTATTGATCTGGAGCTGGCCCGGCAGGCGGTGGCCATGGATGCCAAAAGCCGGGAGAGCCTGATGACCGCTCTAAAGGAAAAGACCGGACTGGAGAATCCCAACTCCGTCCTCCAGATGCTGGGCTGGCTGGAAGCCCGTGGTCTAAAGTCGGACTCCCTGGGGAAAAAGGAGGTGAAAGAATTATTGAAAACTGCCCAGGAGCCTCTCCGCAGTGTGCTGCAGCTCCGGCAGAAGCTGGCCAAGTCCTCGGTGAAGAAGTACCAGGCCATGGAAATGACTGCCTGTCAGGATGGCCGGGCCCGGGGCATGTTCCAGTTCTATGGGGCGAACCGTACTGGACGGTTTGCGGGGCGGCACATACAATTGCAAAATCTTCCTCAGAACCATCTGCCGGACCTTTCAGAAGCCCGGGATCTGGTGCGGCAAGGAAACTACGAGGCCCTGGAGCTGCTCTACGATTCTGTGCCGGATGTGCTGTCCCAGCTGATTCGGACCGCCTTTGTGCCCCGTGAGGGCATGAAGTTTGTGGTCTCGGACTTCTCGGCCATTGAGGCAAGGGTCATTTCCTGGATGGCCGGGGAAAAGTGGAAAGCCGCAGCCTTTGCAGCCGGGAAGGACATCTACTGCTCAACGGCCAGCCAGATGTTTGGAGTGCCCGTGGTGAAACACGGAGTGAACGGGGAGTTGCGCCAGAAGGGGAAAATCGCGGAACTGGCCTGTATCGCGGAAGGGCAGCTTGTCCTTACAGATCATGGCCTCATTCCCATTGAAAATATGACCACGGAAGACCGGGTTTGGGATGGAGAGAACTGGGTCCACCATGATGGGGTGGTCTACAGAGGCGAAAGAGAGGTGATGCGGTATGCAGGTCTCCTGGCTACCCCGGATCACCCGGTTTATGTAGAGGAAAAGAAGGAACCCGTCCTGTTTCGGACAGCGGCGGAGAATGGGTACCACCTTCGAAGATTGTGCTCATCAATCGTGATACGGTATGGAGATCCGCCTGCCCGGGCCAGGGTCTACGACATCCTCAATGCCGGACCCCATCACCGTTTTACCGTATCGGACTGCCTGGTGCACAACTGTGGATACGGAGGTTCGGTTGGCGCTTTGAAGGCAATGGGGGCCATTGAGATGGGAATCCCGGAAGAGGAACTGGGGCCTTTGGTCCAGTCTTGGAGAGCCGCCAATCCTCACATTGTGGATTTCTGGTGGCAGGTGGATGGGGCCGTGAAAACTGCCATCAAGCAGCGGATCCCCGTCTGGGTGAATAACATCCGGTTCCTCTGCCAGAGCGGCATGCTATTCATAGAGCTCCCCAGTGGCCGGCAGCTTTCCTACGTGAAGCCTCGGATTGGGGAGAATAAATTCGGTGGGGAATCCGTGACCTATGAAGGCATCGGAGCCACCAAGAAGTGGGAGCGGCTGGAAAGTTATGGGCCCAAGTTCGTGGAAAATATCGTCCAGGGAACGGCCAGGGATATTCTTTGCTATGCCATGCAGACCCTGCGGCACTGTGCTATTGTAGGCCACGTCCACGATGAACTGATCATCGAGTGCCGCAAGGACGTAAGCGTGGATGCCATCTGCCAGCAGATGGCAAGGACCCCACCCTGGGCGGAAGGTCTGATCCTCCGGGCGGATGGGTATGAATGTGAGTTTTATCAGAAAGATTGAACGAAACCGTCAGAAAGCACCTCCTGCCGTGGCTAGTAAGCAGGAGGTGTTTATTCATGAACGATATACAGAAAGCACAGATTCGAGAACTGCGGCTCCAGGGAGTCGGGTATCGGAAAATCGCCAAAGAAACAGGCATGTCGGAGAATACCGTCAAATCCTACTGCCGCAGACACCCTTTATCCCCCAAGGAGCCGGAAACAGAACAAGCCCATCACTGCCTGCAATGCGGTCAGCCTATTGAGCAGAACGACAAACGGAAGGAGAAGAAGTTCTGCTCCGATACCTGCCGGATGGCCTGGTGGAACAGCCATCGGGACAAGGTGAACCATAGAATCGTACGAAAGATGGAATGCCCTTGCTGCCACAAGACATTCACCGTCTACGGGAATGGGCAGCGCAAATACTGCTCCCACACTTGCTATGTAAAAGACAGGTTCGGAGGTGGCCAGGATGGACGCTAAGCAGTTGAAGCAGGAGAAGATGTACCTGGCCGCCATGCATTTCATCAGAGGAATGCTCCAGGAGGGCCTGATTACAAAAGCTGAATACGGAAAAGCTGAGCGGCAGATTCGGAATAAATATTCTCCTGTGATCGGCCCATTATTGGCAGATATTGACTTGCTATAAATCCGGTTCAGAGTGAGTAATAGTAGCAAAAGGAGTTGATACAATGAAAAAAATCACGCGGGTCAGCCGGCCCATGCCGACTATCGTGCGGAGAAAAAAAGTGGCAGCCTATGCCAGAGTCTCCGTGGAGTCGGAACGGATGAACCATTCTCTGTCAGCCCAGATCAGCTACTATAACGGCCTGATCCAGAAAAACCCGGAATGGGAATTTGCCGGTGTCTATGCAGACGACGGCATCAGCGGAACAACCATCGACAAGCGAAAAGGATTCAAGCAGATGCTGGCAGACTGTGAAGCAGGAAAGATTGACATTATCCTTACAAAGTCCATCCAGCGCTTTGCCAGGAACACGGTAGACCTTTTAACGACAGTGCGGCATTTGAAAGACCTGGGTATAGAAGTGCGGTTCGAGAAAGAGCATATCCGCTCCCTTACGGGTGACGGCGAACTGATGCTTTCCATCCTGGCATCCTTTGCCCAGGAAGAGAGCCGTTCCATCAGCGAAAATGTCAAATGGGCAACCCGGAAGCGGTTTGCAAAAGGGATTCCCAATGGACGATTCCGAATTTACGGTTACCGCTGGAACGATGACCAACTTGTTGTTGAACCGAAAGAAGCAGCCATCGTAAGGCTCATTTATGATAACTTTTTGAAGGGCCTATCAGCCGAGAGTACGGAAAAGCAGCTGGAAGAAATGGGAATCAAATCCTTTAATGGGAAACATTTCGGGAATTCGGCCGTCCGGAGAATTTTAGAGAATATTACTTACACCGGTAATCTATTGTTCCAGAAAGCCTATTTGGCAGACCCCATCACCGGAAAAACCAAAATCAATCATGGAGAACTCTCACAATATTTTGTGGAAAATACACATGAGGCCATTATCCCCATGGAAACCTATAAAAAGGTACAGGAAGAAAGGGAAAGACGGCGGGAACTGGGGGCTTTAGCAAACTGGTCCATCGATACCTGCTGTTTTACCACCAAAATCAGGTGTGGAATCTGCGGGAAGAGTTTTGTGCATATTCGCAGTAAACGGAAAAATAAGGATTGCTGGACCTGTATTTCCCATAAAGAGAGAGGAAGAACCTGCCGTTCTAAGGGAGCTATCCCACAGAAAGTCCTTATTAAAGAATGCACAGAAGTTCTGGGGCTTTCCAAATTTGATGAAAAAATCTTTCTGAATCATGTGGATAAAATTGTAGTCACTGAGCCACATGTTATGGTGTTTCATATGAAAAATGGAGAGCAGATTACACGGCAATGGGTTTCTACTGCCCGGAAGGACGCATGGACTAGTGAACGCCGGAAGGAATGGGGAGAAAGACATAAGCTAAAAAGCACAAATCCCAATCGAAAGATATTCAATGAGTTCACGGGGTTTATCAAATGCGGGAAATGTGGGGAAAATTACAGGAGCCAACAAACTACATATTCTGATGGAAAAAAGGAACGGTACTGGCGGTGTGCTGGTATATGTGGTAATGAAGCCATCAAAGACAGTACTATGAAAAAGCTAACTGCTTCTGTGCTGGGACTGGACACTTTCAATGAGGAAAAAATGGATGAATCCCTTGAAAAAGCAGTTGTCCTGAATGGAGAGATAACATTCCATTTTAAAGATGGCCATATGGAAACCAGGCAATATAGAGAAAGAAAACGGGGAACCCGTCATAGCGAAGCGTATCGGGCTTATATGCATGAAATCATGCAATATGCAAAACGCAAGGACCCAGAGGCTAAAAAAATAATGCTTGCGCTGAAAGAAGAATGGAAGAGAGAGGATAATCGATGGAAAAAACAGTAAGAGCGATTCCGGCAACAATCAGCCGTTATACATCATCTCCGATAAATAGTCGGAAGAAAAGGAAAGTAGCAGGGTACGCACGGGTTTCAACAGACCACGATGATCAGATTACCAGCTATGAAGCCCAGGTCGATTATTATACAAACTATATCAAAGGGCGGGATGACTGGGAATTTGTAGGTATCTATACGGATGAAGGAATCTCTGGTACAAATACCCGCCATCGTGATGGATTCAAGCGAATGGTCAATGATGCTCTGGAAGGAAAAATTGACCTGATCATTACAAAGTCTGTCAGCCGCTTTGCCAGAAATACCGTCGATAGCCTTTCTACTATTCGGAAATTAAAAGAACACAAGATAGAGTGCTACTTTGAAAAGGAAAACATCTGGACTTTTGACAGCAAGGGAGAGTTGCTCCTGACGATCATGAGTTCCCTGGCCCAAGAAGAAAGCCGGAGTATTTCAGAAAATGTCACCTGGGGTCATCGGAAGCGGTTTGCCGATGGCAAAGTCAGCGTTGCTTACAGCCGTTTCCTCGGATACAAGAAAGGACCGAACGGTGGGCTAGTAGTTGTACCAGAAGAAGCAACAACGATCAAGCTCATCTACAGGCTTTTCCTAGAAGGCTTGGGAACAACAACTATTGCCAAGCAACTAACAAAACGAGGACTCAAAACCCCAGGAGGAAAATCCAAATGGAGTGCACGTACGGTTTACAGTATCCTTCAAAACGAAAAGTACAAGGGAGATGCACTTCTACAAAAAAGCTATACGGTTGATTTTCTTACAAAGAAAACGAAAATCAACGAAGGAGAAGTCCCCCAATACTATGTAGAGCATGACCATGAAGCCATTATTGAACCTCAGACCTTTGAAATGGTGCAAGCGGAACTGAAACGTAGAAATAAAGCACGGAAGTACTTTAGTGGTACCAGCATCTTTTCCACCAAAATCCAGTGTGCTGAATGCGGAGGATGGTACGGTGCGAAGGTCTGGCACTCCAATGACAAGTACCGCAGGATCATTTATCAGTGCAACAACAAGTTCCGCAACAAGACTGGATGCAGGACACCACATCTGACGGAAGAGGAAATCAAGATGTACTTCGTCCGGGCAATGAACAAGATGATTACAGAGAAGGATGAGATCATCCAAACCATCGAGGATGCTAGGCAGGTGATCTGTGACAACGGAGACCTTCTAGCCAAACGAGATGCCATGCAGAAGGAAATCGGCATCCTGGTGGAAATGGCCCAGAATGCTGTGGAACAGAATGCACGGGTGGCGCAGAACCAGGAAGAGTACCAAAAACAGTATGATGACATCATCAGCCGCTATGATGCAATGAAAATTGAGTACGAACAACTGTGTGAGAAGATTGAAAACCGCCAGGATCGGAATGAGCAGCTTGGACGGTTCATTCAGGAACTGAAAGGTCGGGATAGCCTGCTCACCGAATTTGACCAGTCACTCTGGTGTTTACTGGTCGATAAAATAGTAGTAAAAAATAAAGAGGACATCACCGTGGTCTTTAAAGATGGTACGGAAATCAAGGCATAAAAGAAGCCGCTTTGCAGGATGGAAATGCAGAGCGGTTTTTGCGTGTTCAGGGTACCGCACATACCCATTCTATGGTAATATTTTATTAACGGAAAACATAAAGTTAATGACAGAAAAGACTTGACATATGCTATGAGCGGAAGCACGCTTTTAACAGACAGACAGACAGACAGACAGACAGACAAGACTAAATTATTTGGATATAGCTAAAGGAATTGCAATTATTTTGGTAGTAGTGGGTCATTGTATTCCTGATGCTACTGCACCAACTGGAATTTCCAGTTCATATATGCGCATACTTCATTCAGTAATTTATAGTTTTCATATGCCGTTGTTCTTTTTTATTTCTGGTTATCTGATTTCAAGAAGACAAATTATTGCAAAAGGGGAAACCATAACTGCCAGCTTGAAAAAAAGATTTCACAGATTATTGGTTCCATATTTATTTGTAGGTCTGTGCTATGCACCGATGAAATATTTATTGTCATCTTTTGCAAACAGACCCTATGACTTTAGTCAAATATGGAAAATTATTATCGGCATTAATCCGGATGGAGAACTTTGGTTTTTATATGCATTGTTTGTTATTACAATGGTTGCTGGCTTTACGGGATATCGGATATCTAAATTAGGATTGACGATTTTATCGCTTTTAGCGGTTACTACTCCTCTATTACCAATAGTGACATCAAATATGCTGTACGTTTTTTTAGGGATTTATGCTCGACGTGATTATCCAAATTTTATTGTAGGCTTGAAAATGCCTGTACTCCTAATTGCAAGTCTTGCATTTGCAGTCGTTAATATCTGTTCAATTTTATATGGGGGAAATTCAATATTTCGAATTTTGACATCTATTACTGGCATAATACTATGTTTGCGCTTTTCCCAATGGGTTGATGGAAAGTCAGGTATATTCCGCAATGGGCTGATTCAGCTTGGTTTATTTTCTATGGATATCTATATATTAAGCGACATTATTAAAATACCGTTTCGCATTATTTTATGGAGTAAACTTCATTTGTATATGTTGAGCTTTATTGTATGCTTTGTTTTATCAGTGGTGCTTTCATATATATTTAGCAAATATTTTATTCGGAAAAGTACCTGGTTAAGCTATCTGATTTTGGGAATAAGGAAATAGTATGATTCTTTTAAAATCGCTTAAATGATAACTTGCGGGGTGCATTTTACTTTGCACCCCAGGGTGCATCGTTCAAGAGTTTAGGGGGATAATCGTGTAATTGTATCAAATATTCTAAGGCAACCGACAGCGCAAAAAAGTCGCAGCCTATGCCCGCGTATCCGTGGACTCGGAACGGATGCATCATTCCCTATCGGCACAGGTCAGCTATTACAGCAGCCTCATACAGAAGAACCCGGAGTGGGAATATGCCGGGGTATATGCTGACTACGGTATTTCCGGGACAAGGATAAAGAAACGGCAGGAATTCCAGCGGATGTTAGAAGATGCCGAAGCTGGGCAGATAGATGTTATCTTGACCAAGTCCATCCAGCGTTTCGCCCGCAATACCTTGGATCTTCTGCGCACGGTACGCCACTTGAAAGAGATTGACGTTGAAGTGTGGTTCGAAAAGGAAAATATCCATACTCTGAGCGGCGAAGGTGAGTTGATGCTGACAATCCTTGCATCCTTTGCCCAGGAAGAAAGCCGGTCCATCAGCGAGAATATAAAATGGCGTGTGCAGAAACGGTTCCAACAGGGCATGCCGCCTGCAAAGTTCTTTATATATGGCTATCGATGGGAAGGGGATAAACTCGTAATTGTTTCTGAAGAAGCAGCTGTTGTAAAGCGAATATATCAAAATTTTCTTGACGGAAAATCACGGGTTGAGACAAGACGGGAGCTTGCGGCGAAGGGCATCAAAACTAGGCATGGTAATAACTGGGGTGATCCCAGCATCAAGCAGGTACTTACCAATATTACCTATACCGGTAATCTCCTGCTTCAGAAAACATATATAGAAGATCCTATTACTAAAAAAAAACGGAAAAACCGTGGCGAGAGAACAAAGTATTTTGTCGAAAATACTCATGAAGCTATTATTGATAAGAAAACGTTCGATTATGTACAGAAGGAAATGGCACGTCGGTGCAAATTAGGGGCATTTGCCAATAAGTCATTGCATACGACGTGTTTTACAGGAAAAATCAAATGCGGCGTTTGTGGAAAAAGTTATGTCAGTAGCAAACGGAAATATAAAGGGTGGCATATCGGGTACTGGGGATGCACATCCCATAAATATAAGGGAAAAAACTGTGGCGCAAAAGGAACTATCCCGCAAATTGTGCTGGAACGGGAATGTACGGCTGTCCTTGGACTGCAGGCTTTTGATGAAAACATATTCCTTGAAAAAGTTGATACCATTACTGTGCCGGAATATCGTGTCATGGTATTTAACATGAAAGATGGCCGAAAAATTATCCGGCACTGGGAATCAACTGCAAACAAGGATCACTGGACGGAAAAACTCAAGGACAAGCAAAGGGTTTGGACGAAGTGGTACCGAATGAGTGGTAAATCGGAGCAATATTCTGCTTTTACAGATCGGATTCTATGCGTTCAATGTAACATCTGCTTCAAACGCTGTCTGGATAAGCGGAAAAACGGGAAAGTTGCTTACTGGCGATGCAAGCTTTCAGGGAAATCCTGCAAGGTTCCGGGTATACGGGAGGAACCATTGAAGCAGCTGGCAGCAACGGTGCTCGGCCTACCAGCATTTGATGATGCCGCATTCCGAAAACAGATAGACCATATTGAAACTGGAAAAACTGATGAGCTGACATTTTGTTTTACTGATGGCAGAAGAAAAAGCTGCAGTTGGCCACCGGTTAAAACGGGAAATTGCTGAATACATGAAGGGAGGTGGAAACTATAGTGGAAGCGCGAAGAGTACATACCATTCCGGCAGTCATCAGTCGCTACACCGCAGAACCCATCAATAGCCACCGGAAACGGAGAGTGGCCGGTTATGCCCGTGTATCGACAGACCATGAGGATCAGGTGACAAGCTATGAAGCACAGGTTGATTATTACACCTCGTATATTAAGGGCAGGAATGACTGGGAGTTTGTTGGCATATACACGGATGAAGGAATCTCGGCAACCAATACCCGTCACCGTGACGGATTCAATACGATGGTAAAGGATGCACTGGATAATAAGATAGACCTTATCATTACAAAATCTGTCAGCCGGTTTGCCAGAAATACGGTGGATAGTTTGACAACGGTGCGAAAACTTAAGGATAAGGGGATTGAGGTTTATTTCGAGAAGGAAAATATCTGGACGCTTGATGCCAAGGGCGAACTGCTCATCACCATCATGTCCTCGCTTGCCCAGGAAGAAAGCCGGAGCATTTCCGAGAACACGACATGGGGACAACGAAAGCGTTTTGCCGACGGTAAGGTCAGCGTACCATTCAAGCAGTTCCTTGGGTATGACAAAGGGCAGGACGGCAATCTGGTTGTGAACAGGGAACAGGCAAGGACCGTGAAACTGATTTACAGGCTGTATCTTAGCGGATATACCTTTCACTTTATTGCTAGTGATTTGACGGAACGGGGTATTAAAACTCCGGCGGGGTGCGATGTATGGAGTCCAAGCACTGTCAGAAGTATTCTTACGAATGAGAAATATAAAGGCGATGCGCTTCTCCAAAAACGCTATACGGTGGATTTCCTGACCAAGAAAACAAAAGCAAATCAGGGCGAGGTTCCACAGTACTATGTGGAAAATGATCATGAAGCCATCGTCAGTCCGCAGGTATTTGATTTGGCGCAGGAAGAAATAAAAAGACGTGGGCGTGGTGGCAAGCGGCACAGCGGGGTCAGTATCTTTTCATCGAAGATAAAATGTGGCGACTGCGGCAGCTGGTATGGAGCTAAAGTCTGGCATTCCAACGATAAATACCGCAGGACTATCTACCGCTGCAATGATAAATTCAAGTATCACTGCAATACGCCGCACCTTACCGAGGACGATATCAAAGCCATTTTTATAAAAGCCGTGAATAAACTGGTCGGGGATAAGGACGAAATCATTTCCAATATACAAATGATACGGGAACAATTGTGTGATACGGCGAATCTTGAAAGCGAACATGAACGGCTGAATCAGGACCTGATTGCGCTTACCAATATGACGGAAATTTGTATTGCTAAAAATGCACGGGTTTCCCAAGACCAGATGGAATACCAGAAACGCTACAATAGCCTTGTTAGGCGATATGACAAAACAAAGGAACAATACGAAGCAGTTACTGAAAAAATAAAAGATAGTCGGTCGAGAAATGAGCAATTGGAAATTTTCATTGATAATCTTAATGACCAGAACTTGATAGGAAAATTTGATGAGAGATTGTGGTGCAGTCTGGTCGATTATATTACGGTCTATGGCAAAGAGGATATCAGAGTGACATTTAAGGATGGGACAGAAATACGCGTGTAA